TCCAGCCCGGTTCACCGGCTCGCCCAAGGGCGATGCGGTAGGACTCATTGCGGGCCTTCAGGTCGCCACGCTCCAGACCGGCCGTGACGAACTCCGCGAAGTTCCGCGAGGTCTTGAAGAGCTTGAAGTTGATTTCTTGTTCGATGGCGACCAGATGGCGTTGGAGCGTGTACTTCACGAATCCAATGCCCATCTGCTCGACGCCCGACCCAAATGAGGTCGTCTTCTCCGTGTGGCCGACCATGTGCGGAGGCACGCCGAACACCCGGCAGACCTCCTCGATCTGAAAGCCGCGAGTCGCCAGCAGTTCGGCGTCCTCGTTGGTCATCGTGAGCTGGTGGAGCTTGACGCCGCCAGCCAGGACGATGGGAACCCGCTTATTGTTCTGGCCCGCGTGGCGCTCCATGAACGACTTACGCAGGACTTCCGCCTTGTCCGGAGGAAGATCGCCGGGAACCTCAAGCGCCACGTCCGGGCGGGAGCCGTCAGTGAAGAAGGACGCGCTTTGCCGGTCGGCCTCCAGCGCGATCCCGGCAGCGTGCCTCAGTCCGTAGGACAGTTGCGACAGACCACGGCGACCATCAAAGCCTGGGCCGGGAATGTGGAGAACGTCGTCCTGATCGACCGTTACGGCCTTCGTGCCTTCCGGATCGCAGGGCTGAGGGTGGAACGTGTAGACGTTCCGGTTGCCTACGCGGTCAACCTCTGTGTAAGTCGGGTGGCGCGGCTCGATGCCGGCGATGGTGTTGGAGAGGCGGGAGGCGCGATGGATGCGCGCGAAACCGTCGCCATGGAACAGCTTTGAATCGGAGAGGTACTGCCAGAAGGCAGCGGCCGACCAGTTCCCATAGGGCCGCTCATTGAACAGCCACCAGAAATCCGGGGTGTAGCGGTCCCGGCCCGTGTCCGTCCTGCGGTAGAAGTGAAGCGGCAGCGAGGCAATCGAGCCGCCGATCAGGTTGACGCAGGCGGTGACAGAGGCAACCGCGCGGGCGCTGTCCTCGGTGACGCCGACGCCGCCACCACCCTGCCTCACGAACTCTTCCCACGAAATCCCGCCCCACTCGTAAGAACTGGAGTCGGCTCCGCCAACACGCCAGTTTTTGTACGCCTGGCGAATGTGTTGGAAGAGGGTCATTGGAACGTGTAGATAGTGGGGGTGATCGCCGCTTCGGCGGTCGTCGGCATCGCGCCAACAGCCATCGCAAGCGCAACCATCCCGTCAATTCGGCCCGTGGCTTTCGCCTTGGTGAACTTCCGGTTCTCTGCGGCGTCCTTGTCAACCACCGCGTTAGCCGCGCACATCGCCAAAACCGGGTGGTTACCGTGCTTCAACTTCTTGCCCAGCAGCATTGTTTCCAACTCGCGGAGGGCGGGCGACATGGACACGTAGCCCTGCCCGAACTCGACGAACCGCGCTAGCTCATCCTCCGAGAACCCGACCCTTTCGAGCCACGGTCTCAGGAACTTCATGTTGTAGCGGTCGAAGGCCAGCGCCTGGACCCTGCAGCGATCAAACACGCCGCGCAGGTACTCCGCTACGAACTCGTAATCAATCGACCGGCCCGGAGTGGTGTTCAGGTATCCCTGATCCGCCCAAACGTCATACGGCACCCGATCCGCCCGCGACTTCTCCGCGAGACCTTCGGCCGGCAGCCAGAACGTCGGTTTCACATCGCCCGAACGACTCACCAGCACAAGCGCCGTCAAGTCGGACACGCTGGACAGGTCTAGCCCGCCGTACACCTCTTCACCGTCAAGATCAGCCGGTTCCGCCCCGTTTTCCTGCCAAATCGCCCGGGTAACGAACGGGCTACGGGCTTCCACCCGCTGGTTGGCCACAAGGTTCCGGAAGCCTGACTCTCGGCTCGGCATCCGCTTCGCCGCTTCCGCCTGCGAACTAACCTCTTTGTGGTTCATGAGGTGCCAGTTCGGCTGGGCCGCAGCCAACACCTCAATATCAAACACGTCGGCGTCCATAGGCACCGAGTACAGGACGCACTTAGTGCGCGGGTCTGCACCCGTCCGGGCGTCATCGATCAGCACCGACAACAGATCAGCGTCTGTAGGCGACTGCGTAGAGATGACGATGGACAGAGGATTCGCCTGCGCCGCACTAGCGGTTTCAAGCGCCTCGTACAACTCCGAGCGCGGCCCCTTTACCTGGCCTAGCTCGTCATGAATCACTAGCGTCGGGCTCAGACCCATCGCCGTAGCCGCATCGGCAGACAGCGCGCGGTAGACCGTCCCCAACTCGTGGCAGAGCAGTTGCTTTGCCGTATCGCGGATGACGACGTACTGCGAAAGCGCCGCATTCATCCGCACCATCTTCGCAGCCAGCGCGAACAACACGGCCGCCTGGTCCCGAGACTGCGCCGCGCTGTAAAGCTGCCCGTTCTGGACTGCCTCCGGCCCCACAAGGTGGAGGAGAAGGATCATCGCCGAGAACGAGGTTTTCCCGTTCTTGCGGGGCAGGCTGCAGATGAACGTCCGGGTTGGAGACCCGTAGATCATCTCCATCCACTCAATCTGAGCCGGGCTCAGTTCAACCGGCTGCCCAACCAGCCGGCCTTCTGGGACGCGCAGATGCGCCGTTATCCAGTCAACATTGCGCTGGGTGCGAGCAGACAGCCGCTTGGCATGTCTGGCCACCATCTATTGCCTTTTGACCGGTTCTCGCCGACCTTCACCACTCTTAGGTTTGCTTCACAGTGCAAACCGCACACTAGCTTTGACTGGAGCGGCACGATGTGGTCTACCTCGTACCGCTCTCCCGTCTCGCGCGTCAGCGCGTCTGCCTGCTCGTACAGCGCGCACATGGCCTCCACCGAGGCCCACGCAGGCGCCGCTTGGCGCTTCGTCGCGTACCGCTTCCTCGTTGCGGCGGCCCTAGATGGTCTCAGCCGCTCTTTGTTCGCTTGCTGATACTCCCGAACCCGGGCCTTAATCGCGTCTCGGCTCGCTTCGTACTCAAGCCGCTTGCGAAGCCTGATCGCCTCGGCGTTGGCTTGGCGGTATGCCTTGTCGGCGGCGACCTTCTTGTGCCGTCCGGTCTTCAGCCACTCCTGCATGTACGAGCCAACGTACTCGGGATTGGCCTTGCGCCACTCAGCAGACCGCCTGTTGTTTCGCTCGGCGTTCTCTGCGTGCCGCTCCCTTGCCTTGGCGCGGACAACTTCAACGTTTGCGTCACGCCATGCTTTGATGCACGCCTTGCAATGACCGTTCAGACCGTCCTTGCGGGCCTTCGACTTGGCGAATTCATCAAACAACTTCACGCAGCCGCATTTGCTGCAGAGTTTCGAGCCAGAGTGCATAGCCTGATTGTTCAGGCTTCCTCTGGCATTGGCAACTCCCACGGCTTCCTAGTCTTCGGCTGCGCCAGCGTCCGCCCAACGGTCGCGGGGTGCTCTATAGCCTGCCTAGTGATCCTCAGACGGGTCGCCAACGATGACGCTGCCCGCCCTTCCCGCTCGTTCATCGCTAGAAGTCGGTCGTACCGCTTCAGACCCTCGTCATCTGCCATCCATGCGCGCTCGAAGTTCGCCAGCTCGTCCGCGATCACCCGCGCGTTGACGATATGCCGGCAGTACAGTTCAAGCAGCGGCGCATGGGTTGCCGAGAAGGACTCCGCAGGCTGGTCGTTGACCACCTCAACCCACACAGACCGCTCCGCCTCTGTGATGTGAGCCGGAGGCATGAGCCTCTGAGCACTCGTCACAGTAGGGACGACCGCGATAGCCAGCGACTCGGCCGATTTCCTGCCTCGCTGGGCCATCTGGATCCCTCTTTTTTGTCCCGGTTTAGCTAATCAGAGGAAACCGGTCGGTTTCCTGCCCTGCCGCCCCAGCCTTTTGATGCCCCCCCTACCCCTCGACGGGCCATCCATCCAGCCCTGTCGGGCCTCTGCCGCCTCTGTCCTTTGCGGACTTGGCCTTGTGGCATGGGATGCAGAGCCCTTGCCCATTGCTGTCGAAGCAATCTGCCCCGTCCTTGTGCAAGGGTTGGATGTGGTCTACCTCT